GCTGAAAACATTCTGTCTGGCAAAAAAACTGGCCCCATCCCTGTTACTCCTTCTAGAGTAGAAGTGAAGTCTGAAGAGGATGCTCGTACTGCTGTAGAGCAACTTGATCCTCGTAGCTTTGTGGATCAAGAAAAGATGATGGACTATGCGTCTATGATCTACCATACGCAGGGTGAAGATGCTGCTGCTCAGTTTATTAATGACTGGAAAGCTTTTGGTAAAGAGCAGACTATTCCTGTTCCTAATAACAACCAAGAGTTGTCTGATGTCTTGCATAAGGTCAACACGTTTACTACCAAAGATTTGTCTGAAGCTACTGTTGGCTACAAAGATTCTGTAGATAGAGCTACAGAGCACTTGCCTAAAGAACAACAACAAGAAGCATGGAAATCTTTGCAAGACAATTTGTTTATGGAACGTGAAGGAGATCTTTCTCCTGAAGCTACAGACGAACGAGCAAAAGAACTGGGTGTACCTAAAGAGGCTATAGATGATTTGCGTCGTACTCTAGATAATCTTGACAAAGAAAACAAAGCTTTGTTGGCTAAGGCTAAGGAGCTTGGTCTTCCTGTTGGTCGTGAGTTTGGTGAGTCTCAATCTCGTAGACGTGTGTGGGCTCCTCGTGAAGAAGGTGGTCGTTGGTCAGAGATGGTCAAACGCTTCTTCTCTAACGACACTCCGTTTGGTGAGAACATGGCTGATGAGGCCAATGCTTCTATGGAGCGTAAAGTGTATGGGACTGAAGACGGTAGAGTTATTGAGCTCCATCGTCAGCCTGAAGACACTCGCATTAAGATGCCTGATGGCAAATGGAGAGACATTAAAAAGGGTACAGAGATTTGGGAATGGCGTGATGGTCAGAGAAAGCTTATTGGTCATAGCGACAACATGGAGTTGGGTCTAGGCGATAGCTTTGACCTTCGTACTCTTGGTAGAGACATCCCTGCTGGTGCTGAAGAAGGTGGTGTAGGCATTCGTAGCAAAGGTACGATGACCCTTAAGGTTACCGACGGTAAGGTAGCTAACATTGAGGAGCATAGCCCGTATCGCTATATCCATGACGCAGAGTTTTCTGCTCGTATGGCTAACATGGGTTTGCGCAAGATGGTTAGGGATGCAGAGTTGATCCACAACCTTCAGCAGTCTGAGATGTTCAAACAGGTTGGTCGTAACCCTGACACACCTATTAAAGACATCCCCAAAGGTTGGAGACAACCTGAGAGCATCGACAAGATCCCTCAGTTGCGTGGATGGTACTTTGATCCTAAGACTGCAGCAATCATAGAAGACTTTGCTAAGGTCTGGGACAACACACTCTGGATGAAGATGACCAACCAGATTGTGAAGAATTTGATGTTGAATCCATTGCCGCACATGTTCAACGAAGTGATGCACTTGTATAACGCTCGTGGTTTATCTGGTTGGATGAACCCCATTCGCTTTGGTCAGTTCTTGACTACTGGTGCTCAAGCTTGGAGAGATGTTGGGCAACAATCCAAACTCTATCGGGATGTAATGCGAGAGGGTGGGTCTATCCTGGGAGCTGATCCTAGGAACAAAATGTTTGATGCTCTATCTAAGTCTGCAGCTGATGACATCTTTGGTAAACCAGAAATGGAAAAGAGTCTCAAGGGTATTGCCAAACAAATGGGCATTACTGTTGGAGAGTTGTACAACGGTATTTCTGCTAAGTCTCAACAAGCCATGTGGTTTACCCGTGACGTGATGTACATGCAATTGGTCAGAGAGACTATGGCTAAAGCAGAGAAAGCAGGTAAACCTGTTGACCTTAAGACCGCCATTCAATCTGTTGAAAGGCACATGCCTAACTATAGGATGCCTTCTGAGATTGCTGGTAGTCGCTTGTTGTCTAAGACACTGCAGAATCCTAATGTGGCAATGTTCTCTCGTTACCACTATGGTATGGTCAAGTCATTGATCAATAGTGTTAAGGACTTGAAGCCTAGCAACCTTAAGAATGCTGAGGGTAGAAAACACTTTAGAGAAGGTGTAGACACTATGCTGGCTATTGCTGTAGCTAGCTATGTTTTGTATCCGTTAATGGATGCTTTGGCTGAGAGTGTGTTTGGTGAGGGTTCTACATTCCGTAGGGCAGGCCCATACCACTTGATCCATGCTGCTAGTGAAGTGTCCCAGGGTAAGAAAGATTTGAGCTACATGGTCTATCCTGTGTTCACTTTCAATCCAATGTTACTAGCAACAATTGAGCTGGGTTTGAACAAGAACCTGTTTACTGGTAAACCCGTGTATCACCCAGAAGATCCTGCTGGAGCTATAGCATCTGATGTGGGACAATATGCTGTCAAGAAAGTACCACAAGCTAGTGCTCTAATGAGCTCTGGCTCAGAAGGCTGGCTTGCTCGTCAGGTTGATGTGCAATACAAATCTCCAGAACAACTCCAGGCCATGAAGAAGGCAGAAAAGTTTCGAGAAAGAAACTTCCTTACTCGTGAGCGTAAACGCAAAGCAGGAACGTACCAACCATGAATCTCCTTATCATTGATCAGTTTGACTGTGGCTTTTTTATGGACTTGGCTATCAAGTCTATTGCTCATGGTCATACTGTACGTGTGTACAGCCGTAATAACTTTGATGGTACTCGTTGTGAGAATGGAGATGGCATTGAAGGCATTAAGAAGGTAGCAGATTGGGAAGCCCACATGGATTGGGCTGACCTTATATTTGTTACTGATAACAGCAGGTTCCTGGCTAGACTAGAGCAGTACAGACGTAGGGGTTACCCTATCTATGGCTGTAATGTTGAAGGAGCCAGGTGGGAACAGGATCGGGAGTACGGTGCAGAGGTCATGGAACGTGCTGGTATCCCTGTGATTCCTACTACCAAGTTCTCTAAGTACGACGAGGCTATTGCATTTGTTCTTAAGAACAAGGACAAGCGATACGTGTCTAAGCCTATTGGAGACGGTGACAAAGCTCTTAGCTATTGCTCTAAGGATTGGCGTGACATGGTGTTCATGCTGCAGAAGTGGAAGAAGGGTAATGCCTACGGCGGAGACTTTATTCTCCAAGAGTTCCACGGTGGTTCTGAGATGGCTGTTGGGGGTTGGTTTGGTCTTGCTGGTTTCTCTAAGTACTTTTTGGAGAACTGGGAGTTTAAAAAGCTTATGTCTGGAGACTATGGCCCAGCCACAGGAGAGCAAGGAACCGTGCTTAGGTACACCAAGAGCTCTTTGCTTGCTGACAAGGTTCTAAAGCCTTTAGAAGGCTTCCTACATGGCATTGGTTACTCTGGGTACATTGATGTCAACTGTATTATTGATGACAGAGGACACGTCTGGCCTTTAGAGTTCACTATGCGTCCTGGTTGGCCTCTGTTTCAGATCCAGCAGGCCCTTCATCTTGGTGATCCTATCCAATGGATGAAAGACTCCCTGATGGGTAAGGACACCCTTAAGGTTAGAGAAGGAAAGATTGCTGTTGGTGTTGTTGTGTCTCAGCCTGACTATCCTTATGGGACTGTTAAGAAGGCAGAGAACACTGGCTACCCTATCTTTGATCTCACCATAGAGGATGCTACTAGTAACATCCACCTGTCTGAAGTCAAGATGGGTTATGGCCCAGGGAAAGACGGTAAGAACACAGAGCCTTGTTTGGTTACTTGTGGCAGCTATGTGATGACTGTCTCAGGTATTGGTGATACTGTGTGTGAAGCTAAGGATGCTGCTTATAAGCACTTCAAAAAGAAAGTACACATGATCAACTCTCCTATGATCCGTGATGACATCGGTGAGAAGCTATGTGACATGCTCCCTGTTCTTCAAAAGAATGGGTATTGCAAAGGGGTTAAGTACTAATGGCTGTTCAAACACCAATTCCCAAAGACCCTATAGGGGAAAACTTTCCTTGGAGGGATTGGTTACAAAAGCTTAGTAACCGTGTGTTTGGTTCTATGGGTAGCCAAGACTCCCATGCAGTATTCATTACTGGTGGGACTATAGATGGTACTCCTATAGGACAGAACACACCTGCTCCAGGTAGTTTTACAACTCTTACAGTGTCTGATCCTACGCATTCAGACATTGCTTGGTCTGCTATCACTCATCAACCAAAGATAGAGGCGTATGACTTGGGTGCTAGTATTGGTTTAACTGCTACGCCTGCGTTGTTAGCTCCTGCTAGTACTGCTAGTGGGTCTTCTGGCATTACTTACAACAGTAGTACTGGGGTGTTTACTTTTGCTGCTGGGGGTAGTTATTCATTGTCTTTGGTGGTTAATGCTATTGCTTCTGCAGCTAACCAGTACGTGTACATCTATGCTGAAAACAACACTGGTTCTGGTTGGGTAGCCAATACTAATTCAGGCAAGTATTTTATGTTGCCTAATGGTGTAGCCACCCAGATCATCTACTCTCAAGCTGTAGGCC